GATGTGAGTTTCCTGTAGAATTCTCGAAGATATAAGTGAAACCCCTCATCAAATAGATAGTTGGATTTCCTACAGTATTTCTTTGACCAGGACCAGCAAAACGATAGTCACTAGAACCACTGGAAGTGACATAGTATCTAGTTGCAAATCCTCTACTGGTTCCATCACCAGAGATTAGATCCGTAACAAAACTACCAGCAGTACAAATACCACTTACATCTAAGGTTGTTGCAGTAAGGTTTGCTGGTACACTGCCACTCTGATCTGCTACCCAAGCATAGTCACTACCATTCCAACTAAGAACATATCCAGAAGTTGGATTTGATTGATTTAAATGTGTATCAACATCCGAGTTGCCATAACTACCTCCCCCTGGAAGGTTAGTTAATCCAGCACCGTTACCTACAAATGCAGTTGCAGTAACAACACCTGACACAGTAGTATTGGTTGTGATTGCAACTTGATTGCCGCCAATATTTAAGTCTCCTGCACTCTCAATCGTAGGAGTACCAGTAGCACCAATAATATTGAGTTGTTTTACACCAAAAGGTTTTTCTGTCATGGGTACTAACTTTTCTAACTATTTATTCTACAATTTTAATGGTGATGTCGCCAGAGAATGTGAGGGGTTGAGCTCCACCATCAATTAATTTAGTTAAATTTGGTTCTGCACCTGTTGGCGCATCCCAAATAACAGGTGCATCACTACCTTGAAGGGTATAAGAATCAGTCCATAAGGAAGTAGTGTAGTCACCATCACCTTCAATACCAGCATACACTGTAGATGTTCCTGCAGAGTCTGTGCTTCCCAACAGGGGTCCACCCAAAGCTGTCTTGAACCAATGTTTCATATCGGCCCAGTTCCAACCTCTATTATATTCAAGTTTAGTTGCCATAAGACCAACAGCAATAGGAGTTGCAGAACTTGTTCCGTTGAATAACCTATCTTCAGACTCTACAGATGTGACTCCATCAAGATCGTAGTATCTATCATATCTTTTATACCCACTACTGTTATCCTCACATGCAGCAAAACTCATATCGCATAGTGCAAAAATATCAACTCCATTTCCCATATTACTATATGAGGTTTTGCATTGTCTATAGAAGGTTCCCACCCCAACTTCTCCAGCAGAACTGCTCGTTGTGCCGTATTCGTCTAAAGCACCAACTCCAATTCCTTTATAGAAAGCTACTCCCTTCGTATCATGTCGTTTGCCAATTTGTCCTGGATATCCAATCCGATTATAGAACGGTTGGAAATAAATTCCAGGCATACTACTGTATCCCGATCGTCTTCCTTCTGCAGGAGTTTGATTATCAGATAAAGTATAGTAATTATTGTAGTCTGGATGATCACCTCTTACCACTTTTTGGTCTCTATTGCCAGCGGCATAACAGAAAATAACTCCAGATTCTACAAGTTCAACACCTGATTGAATAATTGAGTTATCAAACTCATATTCGATTGCTAACGTCCCACTATTACCAATGAGAGGTCCTACTTGACTACCATAAGATACTGCGTTTGATCCGTCTAATGGTGCCTGGCCAGTTCCTGCAGCATCTCTGTGGTTAATGTATCCACTACTCCATGAACCTACTCTATTACTCCAACTATTACTGGAAATAGTTGGATCCTTATCACCTTTAGATGAATTTATTGGTTTAATCTGATGGAATACTTTCTGCATATCAAACCCAACTTCCCACAATACACCATAAGTACCATATAGATTTAGGAACCACTTGTTAGAATTATAAGCCCATCCATATTGTCTACCATATGTTTGTGAAGCACATGGAGTTCCATGGAAACCACTATTATTTTGATATGCAGTATTACTACCGTTAGATCTAGATCTCGTATAAGATGAGTTTGCAAGAATAGCACCAAAATCTTCTACTGTACCTGCAACTGCTTCTCCAGTTCCAATGCCTGCAGATACAAATTTTGGAGATCTATAAGTTGTACTGTTGTTTCTCCACCAGTTGAGACCAGCTGAATCTGTGGGGACAGTTGTTCCATCCCAACGAGTAGTAAGTCTATTACCAGGATCTGCATTAAAGAATTCTGGGTCCAAATAGTATGGAGCATCTAAAACTAAATCTAAAAGATCGCATGTACCTACTGTTGTAGAGATCCCACTGTTAGATAATTTGTTACCGCCAACATAATTTTGTGGAGTATCTGCTGTGGTAAGTGTACTGATACCTAAAGTATTCTGAAATTCGATGTGACCGAACCACATATCTTGGTCGCATACAATAACATCAACGTCTTTCCCCGTTCCATATTGTGGTATTTGACTACCAATTTGTATCGAAGCTCCTGTAGTACCGGCTACTCCTGCTCCCGTTTCCCATTGACCAGACACCCAAGGACTTTTCTTTTGGACATGTCTGAGTAATTGCATAGATCCTCTATTTTTGAGGTCTATGCCAGGAGTGCTACTAGTATAACTATTGACATATGAATATCCTTGACACCAAACATTAGATGCATATCTATTTTCTTTTGTCAAACTCTCGACTAAATTGTCAGGGTTATCCATATATGTGCCTGGATATGCAGAAGCATTGATATTTACATTTGCAACGCCAGGATGATTTTTCAACTGTTCAACTTCATCATCGTCTAATAGATAGATTCCTCTGAGTTCACTATGATTACATGCACTCGGACACTCTACAGTCCTGGATGGAATATTATCTTCAAGAGTTCCATCCTGCATTAGGATTTCGTGAACATGCTCCCAGTCCTTTTTTGTATGACAGAGAATACAGTATTCTTTTTTTGATTCTTTTTCTGTTGGCTTTTTTGGTAGAGTTTCTTTGAGAGATTCAAAATTTACTCTCCTCTGTTCGTACCATTCGTCGATATTAGTATCAGTAGAAAACATTTCTTATACCTCCCGAATCAAAGCATTCTTTGTGTTGTGAATCTATAAGTAGTTAGCCCAGATATTCCAGTGACTGGAACTAATCTTACTTGAACTTGACCAGCAGATAGTGTTACCGATACATCGGCAATTTTATTCGGTTCATACATTTGACCATACTGTGATACATATGCGGTTGTGCCCGCACCAGTATGCATCACTAATGCTTTTTGTGCCTGGTAATTATTTCCATTGATAATGGATATTGTATATTCTGCGGTTACGAAGTCTTCAGTATACACATCAATTTCTTGAGGTGTTCCAGCAGATGCAGTGAAAGAAGATGATGCAACACCATGACTTTCAAATACGGTGTTTCTTATTTGAAGTGATTGGTTACCTATGGGATTAGTTGTTCCAATGCCAATACTGGTATTAGTATTAATTCCAGCATCAGTCTTTTCAAAGTACCCAGTACCTCCTCCGCCTCCGCCAGTCTGATCTGCTACCCAAGCATAATCAGAACCATTCCAACTGAGAATTTCACCTGAAGAAGCACCACTAACATTGAGGTGTGTATCTACATTTGAATTTTGATATGAACTGGTGCTGATTGCTACCCAAGCATAATCAGAACCATTCCAACTTAGAACATCACTACTGGAAGCAATTCCAGTATTGAGATGGGTATCAACATCAGAGTTGCCATAACTACCTCCCCCTGGAAGGTTAGTTAACCCAGAGCCATCACCAACGAATGAAGTTGCAGTTACAACACCTGTTACATTGATACCATATTGAGTTACTTGTAGTTTGGTTGATCCACTATTCTGTAGATACAATGCACTAGAATCTATGAATAGAGACCCACTTCCATTTTCATTGATATAACTTTGAGCTCCATCATGCCAGATCTGGAGATCACTCGCAGCACCAAATCCTAGTCTAACGTTATCTGCGTTTTGTGTGCTGATTCCAGTAGCAGTTGTCCAGATAGATCCATTGTACTTCAGGATATCATTGATCTGTGCTCCAGAGGACACAACATCAGTCAGATCATTCAGTGTGGTTGCTCCACCAGTCGATCCACTACCAACTACGTCGGTAATTTCAATGGTTGCAATTCCATTTGAATAGGTTGCAGTAACACCAGCACCAACGAAGTTAATGGTTGCAGCAGTTCCAACAGTGCCTCCTTCTTCTTGAATAACAACACCAGATCCTGATGCTGTAACACCTGTTAGGTTGGATCCATCACCGTAGAATGTATTTGCAGTGATGATACCAGCGGTGAAATGATCTGTCCCGACGCCGATGGTTCCATCTATGTTTCTATTAAGAAGTTCAGTCCATCTTCCCGCATGAGCATAATATGCCTTTCCAGTATCATGGGTATGAACAAATGCACCATGGTACTCAGTAGGACTTGGTAGAGTTCTATACTCTGCAAAGAGGAATGGTAGGATGTTAGTTGTTGCAGTACCTACGATTCTTCCTTTAAGTCTAAAGTTACCTAGAACAGAAAGAGCTTCCTCTGCATTGGTGGTTCCAATACCAACGTTGCTATTTGTAGTAATGCCAGTAGGACCAGATTTCCAAATAGAACTGGAAGCTGGGACATTGTATAGCCCAGAAGCATCTCCAGAGAATGTAGAAGCTGTTAGGATACCAGTGGTCTCATAGTTGCCATGGATATCTTCTACAAGAAGTCTTCTCCAACCATTATATCCACCGTTAGTAGTACCATAAGAAACGTATGCTTGCTTTGAGTTGTTCGCATAGGCAAACATTCCTCTCCAAGACACTGCACTAGGCATGTCAGTGGTAGAGTCAAAGTCAAAGCGCATCTTACTGCCTTGACCTGGGAAGGTTACAATACCTGCACCTGAGTTGATGTTATCAACCAGGATAGAAGGGGTGCCAGAGAGGTTCTGAGAGACTGTTGCGATACCTGCAGTCTGTGCATACCCCGCAATGGTAGAGAGACCTGCAACGGGTGTATATGAGGAGATGCCAGCGACCTTTGCGTACTCAGAGACACCTGCATTAGTTGCAACACCTGCTGCAGAAGAATATGTAACGATTCCTGCAGAGGTTGCGAAGGTTGCTACACCAGCGACGGGTGTATACGAAGAGATTCCTGATAGTGGAGAATAATTTGTTAGAGATGCGAATCCTGCAATAGGAGTATATGATGCAATGCCAGATACAGTTGCATAGGATACATAGTCTACTGCGTCTATGGTTACGTTACCACCAAAGACACTACTTACATTAAGTCGGTCATTGAAATTTACGGTTTGTGCTACACCAAGAACAGATCCACTGTTTTTGATGACAATGCCCTGTCCAATAGCAGTAACACCAGTTAGTCCAGATCCATCCCCAATGAATGTTCCTGTCGTAATACCCGAAAGTAATGTATTGCCTTCTACATGCAGTTGACTAGTTGGAAGAGTCGTGCCAATACCAACATACTTACTGGTAGTAATACCGTATGTACTTGCCTTGGTCCAAGTTCCTGCAGAACCTGCGTTGGCAGATAACTCTGTTCCATCTCCAAAGGTATTATAAATCTCCTG